ATCCTGGCGGTCATCGGCACCAAGCGCAATCAGGCGCCTCAGGCACTAGTCACCGCGTCCGGCTTCGCGCACATCGGCGGGTTTCAGTCGACCGACGGCACCGACCACGTCTGGGTCGACCTGTACTGGTGCCGAGCGGATCAGACGACGATCAACGCGAACGGCGGCCACATGCCGACGGTGGTGCTGGCGAACAGCAACCATAACAACATGGGGAAGATCTACGTCTTCCGCAACTGCGTCTCCGCGGGCACGCCATTCGACTGCGTCGCGTCGAGCCCGAACAACGCCTACGGCACGGCGTGCTCGATCGCCGGCGGCGTCACGGTCCAGGCGAATCAGCTGATCTGCGCTTTCTCATTCGGCACGGCTGCCACCTCGGCGAACGACAAGCTGCCGAGCGTCACCAACGCGTCGCTTTCCACTTTGGCGATCCAGAAGAGTGGCAGCGGCGATACGTTCACGACCGACACCACCGAGGGCTTCATTACTGCGACGCTCGCGACCGGCCAGCTCGCGACGGCTGGCGCCTACAGCGCGACCACCGCGACCTATCCGCTCTCGACGCTGCAATTCAACGTCTCGCTCTCGCTCCTCGGCACCAGCAGCGGCTCGGCTCCGTCGATGGCCGGCGTCACGCAGGACGCGACGAGCGGCATCTACTGCCCGTCGACCTTGTCCGAGTGGCAGACCGCGCTGGTCGCCGCAGGTATCTCGAACACGCTCACGCCGTTCGCGCTGCACCTTTGCCAGGACACCTCAGGCAATGCGGCAGACGTCACGACGAATTTTCCCCTCACTGCGGCCAACTCGCCGAGCTACGCCAACGTCGACGCCGGCTGGTCGCGCAAGAGCCTCGGTTTCGCGGACGGCAGCACCAGCAACTTCAACTCGGCGTCCGCCAGCCTCGCGGATCCGGCGACGACGAGCTACATGTCGATCTCCTACAACGCGCTGACCGGCACGCCGGCCGCGTTCTCGCGCGCGATCAACCGCATCGCGTCAGGCGCGAGCGCGACGCTCGAGGCCAAGGTCGGCACCGGCCCGGTCTCTCAGCTCGTGGCCGGTGCGACCGGCTACAACGGCGTGCAGAACCCGGTCGCGGGCAACGGCTTCCGCCCGTGGGTGCTGCAGCACGACCACACCAACTCGATCCAGCGGGTCTTCAATGACCTCGAGACGGTCGCCGCGTCGAGCTTCGCGGCGCTCAGCGGCAAGGCCATCGCGATCGGCAAGTCGGTCGCGACGGTCTCGGCGCCACTGCACACCAACTATGTCGCGTGGTTCTCGGGCGCTGCCGCCGAGATCACCGCATCGCAGATTCGCAAGCTGCTTGTCGTCCTTGGCTGGGCGCCGCAGACGATCTGAAGGGAGACCGACCATGCAACGTATCCGACTCGACGACACCACCTCAGCGCTCTGCGAGATCCCGTTCACCACGGTACTCGCGACGAACATGCAGAGCCGCATCCTGGCCGCGACGCTCGCGAACGGGTCGATCGTGGTCAAGGTCAAGCAGGGCGGCGTGACGACCGCGGTCAGCGGAACCGGCTCGTTTACGACCTGCGACGATACGAGCGCGCCTGGCGTGCGCGGCTACCGGCCGTCGGCCGGCGATCGTGCACTCGGCGTCTGCACGTTCGTCTTCACGGGCACGAACATGGAACCCCGCGAAGTGCCGGTGATGTTCACGCCGGACGATCCGTATGCGCCGGCCTATTTCGGGACGCTCAGCGGGACGCCCACGACTACATCGTTTGCGACGACCCTAAACATCGGACTCAACAACGCCAAGGATGCGCTGGTCGAGTTCCTGACCGGAGCGTGCGCGAGCTGCGTCCGCCAGGTCATCTCCAACACCGCGGGCCCGAACTCGGCGCTGACGATCGCGGTGACCGACCCGCTGCCGACCGCGCCGGCCGCCTCCGACAAGATCCGGCTGATCACCCGGTAGAACGATGTCGCGCCTTCTCTTCTGGCTGTTCGGTGCACCACCGCCGGGCCCGGCGCCCGGAGGGACTCCGCCGCCGACGGAGGGCGCCTACGCCAGCATGATGGCCGCGCTGCTGCCGCCGGGAAAGGTGTGGCGGCTGATCGGCGACAGCATCCTTTCGCTCCTGTTCAAGGCCTGCGCCGACGAGCTCGGCCGGCTCGACGGGCGCGTGCTCGATCTGCTCGACGAGGCCGACCCGACGACCGCGGACGAACTGCTGCCGGAGTACGAGCGCGAGCTCGCGCAGCCCTCGACCGGCACCATCGACGAGCGCCGCGCCCGCATCATCGCGCGCCTGATCGCGCGGCAGCGGTATCGGCCGGTCGAATTCCAGAACGCGCTCGCACCGCTGCTCGGCCAAGATCCGGCCGATGTCGTGGTGATCGAGCGGACGCCGACCTTCTCGGCGACCATCGGCAACCTGACCGGCGACGAGATCTATAGGTTCTTCATCTACCGCGATCCGACGCTGCCGGGCGCGTACCAGCTCGATGCCGCGCAGGCGCTCGTCGATCAGATCAAGCCGTCGCACACCGAGGGCTATGTGATCGAGAGCATCAACCTCCTCTGCGACGATCCGCACTCGCTCTGCGATCGCGATCTGCTGGGGGCCTGATGTCGAGGCTCCTGTTTTGGATGTTCGGCGATGCCAGCCTGATCACGCCGCCGCCGCCATCGCCTGGCCCCGTGGTATCCGTCGGTCCCGCGCCGAGGTCGAACGCGACCTCCAGCGCGCTGGGGCTCGGCGATCTCGCGCTGGTCTGGTCAGATTCGGTGGGCAGCGCGGACCTGTCGATGATCGACGACGACCTCGCCTCCGATCGCGGGCTGATGACCGCGGCGATCCTGTCGCTCTTCACCGACCGGCGCGCAGCGGACGATGACGTGCCGCCGAGCGGCGATCCGCGCGATCGCCGCGGCTGGTGGGCCGACCAGTTCGCGGCCGTCGGAGGCGACAAGTACGGGTCTCGCCTGTGGCTGCTCGACCGCGCGAAGCTAACGAACGAGACCGCGTTGCGTACGACCGAGTATGTGCGCGAGGCGCTGGCCTGGATGCTCGAAGACCGCGTGGCCTCGAGCATCGATATCGCCGTCGAGACGACCGATGTGGCGCTCGTGTTCGCCATCGGACTGAATCGGCCCGGTCGAGATCCGGTGTCGTTCCGCTTCGCCCATACGTGGGACCACATGCAGGAGGGCGCGCAATGAGTCTCCCGACGTCAAGGAATACGACCTATGCGCCCGCGGCTCAGGTCAAGTCCGCCGATCTCAATGCTCTGCAGGACATGATCATCGGCATGAAGTGGCCGAGCCATTGGCGATGGCGCGGCGCGATCCGCGGCGGCATCGAGACGAACATCGTCTATGACAACGGCGCCGGTTCCTCATGGGGAATCGCGAAGGCATCGGCCGGTACTGCGAAGCTGTACGGCCTCGCGCTCGATGCGCTACCCGTCGGGACACGGATCACCGCGATGGGGCTGGTGATCGCGGGCACTGCGAGCGGGCAGACCGTAGCAGCGACCCTGGCCGTCGTCACCCCGGGATCCGGGCCATCCACGATCGACTCGCAGAGCGTGGTGAACCCGACAAATGCCGTGCTAACCGTCTATACGCACACACTGGCCTCGCCGTACACGCTCGTGCAGGGCGATCAACTCAGCATCTCAATCGACATCCCGAACAGCGGCACGCTGATCTCCGCGGTCGGCGTCCAGATCGATCGGCTCTAGCTCGCTGCCAGCCACGTCGCGACGCACGAGTCCGGGACGATATCGAGGTTCGTCATCTCGTCGATCGCTGCGAGGCATGCGATCTGCGCTTCCTCTGCGATCAGGCGATGCCCGATCGGTCCGCACCACTCGACATAGGTGGCGCGGCACCCATAGGTCGCATAGCCGATCTGATCGCACCAGGCCTCGGCTTGTTCGGCGCAGGCGACCTCCGGGGCGACGCGCGCCTCAGGTGCGATGTTGTCGCCACATCCGGCGGCGATAGCGGCTACGGCGAGGAGGAGTTTTGTCACGCGACCAGGATAGCCACCGCCGGACCGGACATCGGGTATGGCCGGGGTTGTCGTCGCACTTGACGCCTCCGCTGCCTCGTGATCCTGACGACTGGGCGTGACCGACGACCGCCCCAAGCGCCCGGGCACTCGCGACGATCGGGACCGGTACATCCCCAAGGGCCGCACGGCGCCGCATGGGTTGCCGGTGGTCGTAGCGTCCGCCACGCCGGTCGCCATCGAAGACGAGGACTCGGCGGCCATCGAGGACCCGGCCGTCCGCAGGGCGGTTCGCCGCCGCCGGGACACCGAGGATCGTGTCGAGCACGCCGAGGACCGGCTCGACGATCTCGCCAAGGTGGTGACGCAGCTGGTCGGCATCCTAGGCGCGCGCGAGGAAGAGGCCAGGATCGTGCGTCGCCGGATGTGGCGCCTGTTCTTCAAGGTCGCCACGCCGGTCCTGACGGCGCTGGCCAGCGCGATCACGACCTACCTGGTGACGCGATGAGCGAACCGGCCAAGACGATTCTCGACGTCTACAACGAGGTTCTCTCGTTCCACGCCGAGACGCGCACCGAGTACCAGGCGCTGCACGCGCTCGCGCTGCGCAGCCTGACGAGCAACGACCGGATCGAGCGGCTGCTCGAGCGGCTACAGGACCGCATGACCCAGGCCGAGGAGCGGATCTCGCAGCTGGAGATCGCGACGAAGCCCAAGCGAAAGGCGAAACGATGACTGACGCGACTCTCACGCTCGCACCGGCGGCAACCAAGCCCGGATGGAAGACCTCCGAGGCCTGGATGGCCTTCCTGACCGCGCTCCCCGGCGCGGCCGTGACAGCCGGACTTGTGCCGCAAGCGTCACCGCTGGTCGGCGTGGCCTCGCAGGTGTTGGCGCTTGCGTCGAGCGCGCTCTACATCTGGAGTCGAACGAAGATCAAGACGGCGGGCTCGCCATGATCCGCCGCGCTGCAGGCTACGCGCTCGGTGCGATCTTCCTGGCGTGGGTCATGCTCGGTTGTGGCGCGCCGGCTCGCGAGAAAACGATCTCCGCGACGCTGACCGCTACGCAGGCTGCAGCGGTTGCGTTCGTCAGCTTCGACGGCCGGCACCAGCTCGACATCGTCGCCGAGGCGAGCTCCAAGCCTGAAGGCCAGGCGGCGCTCCTGGGCTGGCATGTCCAGCGCGATAAGGTGCAGCAAGCGCTCGTCGCGACGTTCGAGACCATCGCCGCGGCGGCCACGATCAACGATGAACAATCCGTAGCCGCGATGCTGAAGGCCGCGGCGCAGCTAAGGCAGGCGCTCGATGCGCTGGGGGTGAAGCTATGAGCACGCTCGAACAGGACGTAGAACTCGGGCTTGCCGCGCTCGACGCGATCCGCAACATCATCGCGCTGATCGATGGCGCCCATGCCGGGACGGTCACGCCCGAGGATGCGCTGTCGATGATCAAGATCATGTCGACGGGCATCGCGAACAACGATGCGGCGGCGGAGAAGGCGCTGGATGCGAAATTCGATCTGCCCGGGACGGTGAAGCCATGACCATCACGATCCTGCTCCCACTCCTCGTCGCGATCGTCGGGCTGCTCGTCTATGCCTTGGCCGCATCGACCAAGCTCCAGGAGGCCGGACGGCTCGCGTATGCGTGCGGGCTGCTGGTAACGCTGCTCGAGGTCGCGGGGCACGTCATCCGGTTCTGACATGGTCCGCCCGGTCACCCTACGCATCACCGAGCCCGACCTACTCGAGGCCGTGCTCGAGGTGCTGCCGCGGAAGGTCTCGATCGCGCGGGCGATCGTAGTGGCGGTGAAGAAGCGGGCGTCTATCGAGATGGAGATCCCATGAAACCCTGGGAGTGTCCGCGTTGCGGAAAGGTGAATGCAGCATGGGCCGCGCAGTGCACGTGCTCGCCGCCGGCTGCGCAGCTGCCCGACTATTCGAAACTGCAGCAAATTCGAGTCGTGTGCTCACTCTGCGGAAAGCCGTGGAGCGGCCATTTGCTGGTGGGTACCGGGACAAGCGTGTGTCCGCCATGAGGCCCTGGCCTCTCCTCCTCGATCTCACCCGGGACCGATACGGCCTCTACTACACGCTCGACGAGCTCGGCCGGCCGATCATCGTGTCGAGGGCCAGCGCGGCGGTGAGGGGGAGGAATTGAGCTGTCCGCACTCCATCAAGCCGGGGCCGTGCTCGCAGTGCGTCCCGAACGCACCCGTCCGCCGCGTCGATCTCTTGCCGGCCGATGCCGGAGCGTCCCGGATCGACGGCCGGCTCGTCGAGCGAAAGCTGTTCGTTGACTACGCCAGGCGCGGCGGCAGGAGACGGAGGCCACGAACATGATCGACCGCATCAACTTCGTTGGATGGATGTGGCCGGTGTTCTCGTCGCACGGCCGCTTCCCGGTCGTCTCGCACGAGTTCGAGGCGGGCGAGCGCTACAAGCCGGACGGCTCGCTCAACTACGCGGTGCACCTCGGGCTCGATATCATGTTCCAGCGCTGGGCAAGCGACCCGACCGGGCCGGCAACCGACGTCGCGATCCCGAAGCACGGGACGAACCAGGGCTTCATCACGTGGCCTGGCACCAAGGTCGTGTGCGTCGGGCCGGGCAAGGTCTGGGAGGCCGGGGAGACCAAGCTCGGGCACCATGTACTGGTCGACCACGGCAAGGTCGGTGGCGTCGGGCTCTTGACGTACTATCAGCACCTCGAGTCGTTCGCTCGGCCGTGGCAGCGCGGCGACGCGGTGTTCCCCGGGCTGGCGCTGGGCGTGATGGGCGGCGACCCGAGCAACGAGCCGCATCTGCGGCACCTGCATTTCGAGGTCTGGCTGCCTGACGGCAAGCCGGATCAGGGCGACTGGCCGGTGGACCCGCAGCCGTATCTCGATGCGTGGGCGAAGCTGTGAGGGCTCGTCGAGTCGGTAACCAGGACGGCAGCGACTACGGCATCTCGTTCCGCTGTCCGGGGTGCGGAGATATGCACGCCGTGCCGACGGGCGGACCGAAGGCATGGGGCCATAACGGCAGTCTCGAGCGGCCGACGCTTACGCCGTCGATCCTCGTTCGCGCCGGCCATTACGCGCCGCACTGGAAGCCGGGCGACGAATGCTGGTGCGGCAAGGACTACGGGTTCGCCTGCTACATCTGCCATTCGTTCGTCACCGATGGCCGGATTGCCTTCTGCGGCGACAGCACGCATCCGCTCGCCGGCCAGACGGTCGACTTGCCAGAGGCTGAATGAACGACCGGCGAATCACCCGCGACGAGCTCGAGCACGTCTGGGGCGTGGCGAGCGGGACGCGTGGCGAAGCGCTGGCGGCTGCTGTGGACCAGTGCGGACCGGGCGATCGCGTCGAGGTCCATGCCAAGGCGTGCGGCGCGGACCGGGGAGAGCCGTGCTCGTGCGATGGGCTGGCGGTGGTCGTGGCGAGGACGAGGACGATTTAGCGCCGCTTGCGCGCTGACTTCCTTCGTAGCTCATGCAGTCGAGAATGTTCGCGTTGACAGGCTCTACACACCCGATACTCCGCGCCCTTGGACTTGCCAATGCGGACGTTGTCCTCCGTCATTTCGTGTCCTGCCGCGCAATGGGTTTTCAGCGGAGCAGGACGGATTAACCGTGCGTTGCGACCAATGAGCTTCACTAGATACCCGGCGGATATCCGGAACCTGGCCGCAAGCTCGGACGTCGCCGCGCCGGCGTCATATGACGCCAAGATCTCCTGCACGTCAGATGGCGACAGTTTCTGAGTCGGTGATTTGGTCACGTAATTACGAGACACCCTGGCCAGCGCACAGCCATCCGAGCAGGTCCTGTTGTATTTGCCGGATGCCCGCATGAACACCACGCCGCACTCGGTGCATGTGCGTTCCGCCTTGCGCGACGTGTTCGCCCTGACCAACGCCTTGGTCAAGCGCTTACTGCTGCCCTCATTGAATCCCTTGGCGGGGGCAGTCAGGACGCCCGCTTCATGCATCGCGACTGTTCGGGCGCTCAGTTTCGATGACAAGTCCGGATCGCAAA